CACCCCGATTTACCTGACCTACATCACGGCGCAGGTTCGCGACGGGAAACTGAGCTATCTCCCCGACATCTACGGCTGGGACAAGGCTCCGCCGACCCAATACGCATCGAACCGGTAGAACTCCGCAACTGCGTCGCATTCACTCCGCGCTGCAGCGTTCGCCTTTCAGCATGATCGCGCAAAAGAAAACCGGCCCGGGCGAGTGCCCGGACCGGTCTTCTTTGCCGTAGCGGCTGCTTAGCCGCGCTCTGGCGCCGGCGGCGGCGGCGGCGGCGGAGGCGGAGGAGCCGGGCAGGTATCCGTTGCCAGGATCACCGAGCCGTCCGGGCACGTCTGCGTCGCCGGAGGCGGCGGCGGAGGTGGCGGAGGCGGCGGCGGAGGCGGAGGAGGCGGCGGCGGCGCCGCGAAGTTGTAGATGAGGCTCAGCAGCAAGCTGCTCGAAGCATAGTCTCCATGGAGCTCGAATGCCCGCGCCGGGTTCACGCCGAACGTGTCCTGGAACGTCAGACCCGGCACCGTGAAGTAACGATACTTGAGTCCCACATCGATGTTCGGATTGATCGCATAGCGAACGCCTGCGATCGCCTGGAACGCAGCTCGCGTATCCGAATCGCTGACGGTGGGGCTGCCCGCCGGCTCCGTCGCTGCGGTGACCTTGACCTTGCCGAGGCCCGCGCCACCACCGATGTAGCCGCTCAGTCCGTCCTCATTTCCGAAGTCGAGCAGAACGTTCAGCATTGCCGACAAGACGCTGACATGGCCGCCGTCGAGATTGCCGCCGGTCCCCGCGGGCGCGATCCGCGCATCCGTGGTTACGCTGTCGACGCTGGCGCGCTTGTAAGCGAGTTCCGCTTCCGTGCGGAAAACGCCCCAGTCGTATCCGCCGATGACGTCGACATCGAACCCGAGACCGTAGTTGACGATATAGCCATTCGTCGACCCGTGCGGGAGATTGAAGCCGGTCGAATCTGAGTAATCGAAATCCTGATCCTCGACGTACATCCCGCCGGCTTCGAGACCCACATAAGGCGAGTGGTCACGAGCAAAGGCAGGAGTCGCGAGGGTTGTCGATGCGAGCGCCAACGCAATGGCCAGCTTGCGCATATGTGTCCCCTTTCACTGCGTCCGAATTGAACCGCAGGAACACATTATGAGAGCGCTGGTTGCCGCGCAAGCAGGCGAATGGCCCGACCTGTTGCCGAAAAGCCTCAGTATTTTGCCATTTGGCTGTTAAGCTATTGCCACACCGGCGTTTTATTACATTTCAATCAGGCCGTGCCCGCGCAATGCCGCGAGGATGTTGCCGACCGCTGCCCGAGCCTCAACATCGACCGTCGAGCCGCCTGACGGCGCTGCGATCGCGGCCCCTCGCGGCCCGACGACTTGCTGGCCGTCGATGAGGAGGCTGGATCCGCGCAGGGCACCGAGTTCCCACGCTCCTGCTCGAAAGAGAGCCCATTTGCCTGTGGCGCGGATAAAAACGCTCATCCCCTCGATCGGCGGAACGTAGCGCCACCCGCCGCTCGAGAAGGCGGCAAGCGAATGGTCTTCCCCCGCCCATTCTCCCGTTGCCGCCGGAGCGACGATGTAACACGCTCCCAGCGCCGGATCGGTCGGAGGAGCGGCGCGCGGCTCTTCTTCCACGGCGGCTGCGACGACGATGTCCAGAAGCTGCAGAGTCTCGTTGTGCATCAATTCCTTCTGCGCCTGCCCCGGGCTGATGAACGGGAGCGCAAGCCGCGGCGTGCCGCTCATTCATTTTCTCCTACGCGATGATGATGGTTTGCCGCGCCGGTCGCGACGCGGCGAAGTCGCCGATTTGGCGGACTTCCACCAGCGCTTCGCCCGAACCGACGGAGGCCAGCGCTGACTCGATGATGATCGCCTCGGGCGTCCCTGTCTCCAGCTCGATTGAGCCGAGCGGACCCGCGACGGTCACCCGATAGGCTTCACGGCTTTCACCGAGCGGCGCATCGATCTCGTCGACCCAGGCCCAGCCGCGCCGGCTCCGACGGATCCAGCTCAAGGTCAGGTCGCCGCCGGCGCCGAAGCAGCTTTCGAGACGAACCGGCGTCGGCGGCCGCAGCGATTCGCCTGTCACGATGGTCGTGGCCTCACGCGACACTGCGCCGCCGATTACGGCTGCCGCAACCTGTGAGCCGGTGACCCAGTCGGGCAGCTCGACCGCGCGGAGGGCGTTCCCTTCGATGAGAGCGAACTGCTCGCCGGCAGAATGGACGCCGGTCGCCCACTCGGTTCCTCCCCGGCCGCGCATCAGGCGCTTCAATCTGAAGCGCCCCGGACCGATCGGATTCACCTCGCCGAACTGGATCAGCTCACTTCCGAGCGCGGCCAGATTGGTCCCGTTGACGAGCGCTTCGTCATCGCAGCTGACCAGCCATTGGCCGGCGTCGATCAATTCGATGTCGACGCTCCGGATTTCATCGATGAGATAGGGTTCACCTGGTCCGAGCACTGTCAAAGCATGCCCAAGGATTGTCTTTCGAAGCGCAGTCCGAACGACGAGCGTCTGCGATGCGGCAGCGACCTCCACGCTGCTGCTCTTCCACCCCGCCGTCGGTGAGGATGCCGCCAGCATGATCGTCGGCTGCGTGGACGATTGATTGAGCAGCGGCACGTCGAACAGAGCGAGCGAGACATCGCTTGGGGCCGGCTGGATGTTCGGAGCGATCCGCCCGCTGTCTGCGGCAATTGTGACGTCAAGCTTCGCCGTGGGCCGAAGCTCGGTCACGATCACGAACCCGTCGAGGGTGCACTGATCGACGGTCCAGTTCGCCGGCGAGACCGGCACCGTAAGGGCCGAACCAGGCTCGAGCGCGAGATATCGTGGAGGAAGCCGCAGCTTTAGCCGGTCACGGCCAGCCCACCGGCGCGCAAGGGTTTTCTGGCTGAGAGATTTCCCGGCATCGGCAGACATCACCGCGGGCAGGTCGACCTGCTCCTCCCGTCCTGTTTGCTCAACCGCGTTGGCCCGCGACTCGCCGGCCTGAAAATCGCGCGCCGGATCGTAGTAGGAAAGCCGCAGCGCGGCCGGCAGCTCCGTCGCTGGCAGCTGTTGCCGCTCGAGGCGCGGCTGCTGCTCGCCGCTAGCTCCGTTGCCGAAGTCGGCCTCTGCGATAGTCAAAGGCGCGCTGGCCGCCGGCGACCGAAGTTCGGAGCCGTCATCGAAAAGTGCGATCGCGAAGCATCCGACGAGCGGCTCGATCGCTGACCTGATCGATCTCCCGTAAGCTGCATAGCCCGCGATCTGCTCCGCAACGTCGCAACTAACGATGCCGCGCGCGGCATCGTTCAGGATCGTCCCAATGGCCGGCTCCGTCTCGTCGGCAATCACCTCGAACGTCAGGAAGGGAATCCGATTGCCAAACTCCGCCAGCTCGAGATTCTCGAATACGGCCAGCGCAAGTCCCCGATAGGCCGGAGTGTTCGAGATCCCTTCCGCCGAGCCAATCAAGGCGTCGATCGGCTGGTCCTCGGTCCCATCGCTGAACCGGAACGTCGTGTTGACCTTGAACGCCCCATCCGCGCCGCGAATTAGCTTCCCGTCAGCCCAGATGCGGCCAATTCCGGTGATCGAACGGGACGAGAGTGCCACCGCGAACGAAACTGAATAGGTGTAAGTGTCCGGCTGACCTTTCACCGCATTGGTCGCCGGGCTTTCGACGAGGTCGGTCGACCAGATGACGCTCCCGGCAACTCGCATCTTTCCGTAGATGCGCGGCACCTGCGTGCCGTAGCTGGACGTTTGCACGCTGAGGTCGCCGACGCGCGGCCCGCGCGATCCGCCCAGCAGCTCCTGGTCGATCGACTGTCCGATCAATGCGCCGATTGCGCCGCCAACCGGGCCGCCGAGCGCGGAGCCGACGGTGCTCAATACCAAAGTGGCCAACTCAGCTGCTCCGCTCTCTTGCGCGCTTCCGGTAGACGGCGATCAACGGCCATTCGGGAAAGCCGGGCGTCTCCACGACTCTTTTGAGGCCGGCATGGGCGTGAACGAAGCCGGCGTCAGTCCACACTCCAAAATGCAATTGGTCCCTCGCAATCTGGAACAGCAGCGCGTCTCCTGACAGCGCCTGCCCTGGGGGCACGCGGCGGAAGTGCTGCGCCAGCACTTGCTCCGCTTCGCGGCGGTGGTCGCCTTTCACGCGATAGTTGCGCCGCACGCGATCCACGGGGATCCCGTAGGTCGCCATCAGCAGGCCGACACAATCGAGGCCGGAGCGATCCCGCCCTTGCGGCCGGAATTGCGTGCCGACGAGCGCTCGGGCGCGCTTCCCATAATCCGGTCGCATTTGGCTTCAGGCTCCGGGATATCGCGTGAGCAGATCGTTGCCCGGAAGATGCGGCTCGCCCCTGAAGTTGATTCCATTCCCGAAGCGATGGACACATGTCTCGAACCGCTTGTCGCAGCCTTCTCGCAATTCGACGCGGCAGCCGATCTCGACTGACGCGCGAGGAAAATCGCGCACGCTCACGACCGTCCCTGCCAAACCGATGATCACGGTGGAAAGGCCGCAATTGCCACCACTCATGTAGCGCAAGCGTCCGAGCACGAACCTCTCGTCGAATGCCCGGTCGAGCGTGATTTCTCCGTCGCTGCTGGCGATTACGTTCGCCGTTACCGTCCGGCCCGCCAGGTCCACGCGGCACCTCTTGTCGCCAAAATGCGCGCGGCACTCCGGCGACGTCGCCGGACAGACCGGGGCATCGAGCTTCGTGGCTGCGCCGACCAGGTCCGCGGAGAAGCTGTCGCCATTGACCGACACGTTGCCGAGTTCCCCGCCGAGAAGGTCGACGCTCGCGGCATCCGGATTCTGCCAATCGACTGCCGTGAGCCTCGCCCGCGCTCCATCCCATCGGCCGAGCGCGAGATCCTGCTCGTCCAGCGCGTCGGCGCTCAAGGCGCCGGCCACCTCTCCCGAATGCGGCTCGAGACCGAGCCTCCGCGTAATCGACGCCGGTGCGATGCCCGGCGCAGGTTCATGCTCAATCCCGTCAACGACCAGGCGCTCGTCGAGGCTCGTCAGCGCGATGCCCGCGCCGTCCGATCGCTCCATCCGCCAGCACAAGGCAATTGACGTCAACTCGCCCTCAGCGATGCTCATGCGCTCAGTCCTCGCGCACTTCGATCAGCGGAACGCTCGGAGCCTCACCCGCGCGGAACGTCGCCCGGTTGATCTCCAGCCGGTCCTCCGCGAAGCGCACCGGCACATCGAACAAAAATCCGGCGGTGATTGCAGCGCCCGCGGCCGGTGGCTGGCCGAACTGGACGATGCCCTTTTCGTCGAGCGTCCATCCAGTCGCAAGCTCCGTCCCATTCACCGCTACGCGAACTCTGCCGCTCGTCGGCCTGGTGATCCGGCGCTGCTCGCCAACGCCATAGTTCTTCACCAATGCGAACCGAGTCGTCGCGCCATCGCCGATCCCGATCGCCTGGTCGTTCGCCGCCGGCTCATCCGTCATCCCGTTTGAGCTGTTGTCGTACGGATCGCGGAAACGGAACGCGACGGCAGGGCCGCGCCTCGCGCGATAGAAAGCGAGCAGCGTCTCGAGCTCCGCGTCCCCTCGAACGCCAGGTCCCGCATCGAACCGCAGCCGCGCCTGCGACCAGTTCACGTTCCGCGCCTCGAACCCGCTCGCGCTCGTCACGATGTTCGTCGAGAAATTCGGGGCGACGCTCGCCTCCGCGCCGATCTCGATCGGGAACAGCACGTCCTCGAATGGCGTCACCGCCTGCTCCTTTCCAAAGATTGTGAGACCGTCCCGCACGACCTGCGGAAGCGCCCACAGAAAGACTTCCGCCGTGCCACGCCCCTGCGCCTCGATCGCTGCGTCGATGATCGGCCGCCACTGCACGCGCTGCTCCGCCGCGGCGACGAACCCGGAAAGGTATTGCTGTTCGCTCACTGGATAGCCCAGCCGCGCATTGACCTCGGCGTAGGCGGTTTCACGCAACTCACGCCGCTCGTTCGTCACCCATTCATAATCTTCGATCTGCAGCACATCGAACGCCGGCCGTGCCCATCCCGACGGCAGATTCGCTCGCTGCAGCTCCGGCGCTGCGGGATCGAGCACCGAAGGCAAATAGACCAGCACGAGAATCTTCGCGTCCGGAGCGGCGGCTTTGACCGCGCCCGCAACAGCTGCCGTCGAAGACGCAAGCAATTTACCCGCATCATCGAGCAGCTGCAGTTGCTCCGCCGTGAGTGGCGCACGGACATTCGCGATCTCGACCGGGCTGCCTCCGAGCGCCGCCTTCGCAGCATCGTCGTACAGGCAGATCGCGCCGCTTTGAGTCACCCACCACCACGGCTCGCCGATCTGCACCTGGGCCTGCAATCCCGCCTCGCCGGCGATGGCGGCCAGTTGCTGCGCGACCGACTTGAGGAAATCCATTGCGCTCGAATTCGCGGGCGAAACCAGCACTGACGGCGGATCCCACGCGGTGAGAGCGGGACTCCCATCGAACGCCCGCTGCTTCCACGCGTCCGGGCAGAACATGTCGAGGATCTCGTAGGAGACAGACGAGATGATCTCATAGTCGCGCGCCTTCGCTGCGCGGGCGAAATCGCGATGCCACGCCAGCGCCGCGCTGTTGAAGGTTCGCGCCGGATCGAGCCGTCCCGCTGCGTCCAGCGCGAAATAATGACTCATCCCGATGTAGTGGTTGATGACCCCGCGATAGCCGAGCCGCTCCGCCATCTGCACCACGCGCTCGGGCGGCAGATTGTACATGTCGTCATACGCCGTCGCGATCCGCAGCCCATGCTCCGGCACGACCGCGTCGTTGATCGCAAGCACGCTCCCCGATCCGTCGGAACGGATGTTCGAGATCGTCACGCTGCCCTGCACCGGCGCCGCGAAAATCTCCTGCGATCCCTGGACGTAGCCGGGCGCGACCAAGCTGATGAAGATCCGGTCGATGTCGCGCGGGTCGACCCGGTCGGCGTCCGCCGGCAGCCCAAACCCGCCATCGAGCGCATCGAAATCGAGAGTCACTTCCGCGCTCGTCGGCGTGCCGCTGGCATAATTCCACAGCCGCACAAACCAGGTCCGCGGATCGCCCGTTGCGTCGCGTCCCTCGATCGTCAGCGTTGGCCCGTCGATCGCATCGAGCGCGACGACCCCGCTCGACTCCCAGTGGAAGCTGAGCACGCATTTCGAATAGTCGCGGCTCGTCTCGCGTGCGTGCGCCGGATGCGCATGGCTGTCCTCGCTATCCCAGATCAGCCCAACGAGATCGCCTCTGCGCAGGAACTCCGCCTGAACGGATAGCCCGTGGCCATCCGCCGCAGTGACGATGCTCGCAATGGTCCCGCGCGGAAAATCGACGGTCCAGTGAAGCGGGTCGAAGCGCTTGACGTGAGTCTGCACAATCGGCGCATCCGGCGCCGTGAACCAGATGTTCATCGCCCTTCCACGAGCGCGGAGCGAACCGCGCGCGCCAACTGCCTGCTCGACTGTCGAAGCACTTGCGGATCGGAGGGAGCCGGCGTTTGCACCGCGATCGACACACGCACGTCACGCGGGCCCTGCCCGATATGCTCGATGCGCCCACTGCCCGACGGCACGAACAGCTCCGGCCCGCGTTCGCCGACGACATAGCCGCGCCCTGCGCTCACCGGCCCGCCGGTCGATCGCCCAGGCACGCCCAGCAGACCCGTGATCGCGCCACTCAGACTGTTGATCAGTCCAGCGCCTATTCCCCCGCCGCTGCCGGATGGATTGAACAGTGTCCTCAAGGACGCCTGCGCAATCTCGGCCATCGCCGACAGCGCCACGCGCTTCAAATCATCGAACCCGAACTTGCCGGTCGTGATCGCCCGCGCGAGCGCATTGTCGATCATCCGCCCGGCGCGCCCGGCGCCCGCGACCAACGGCCCCTCGAGCTCGCCGCGCATTGACGCGACGTCCCGTGCGAAGGCGCTGGTGTCGGCCCGAACGCTGACCACCAGCCGTTCGATTTCCTCGTCCATGTCTAGTCTTTCACTGATCCGGGAAGCGCCGCTTCAGCTCTTCGATCGTCGCGAGATCCGGCAGATCGGCCGCTTCATCCACGTTCAATGCCGTCGCGAGCTCAGCTGGAGTTGCGTTCCAGAATTCGTCAGGTCGCCAGCCGAGCAACGAGCTCGCCGCGCCGAACAGCTTTGCCGCCGCCTCTCCGAAGGTCATCGACCCTGCAGAATTTGCGCGAGCACGACCTTCAGCGTCGGCGTAATCCCCGCGAGGCCCTTCTCGACCACCGCCTCGCCGATCCGTTCGCGCGTGATCGCCTCGGGCCGGCCACGCGACAGATGGTCGAACAGTGCA